CAAAACTAAGGAATCTTAGAAATGTAAAAACAAAGTTACTTTCAACAAATAGATAATATCAAATTAAAAACAATATGCAAATTCATTGTACTGATAAGCAATCAGCAAATCAAATACTCATCCCACTTCTTTCACTTTCAATCCGCAACTGCTCGTCATCAAATGAAATCTCAGGAACTTTACCTGTTGTCTTAATTTCATTGAAGGTTTGATTACTCATTGCGCCACGGACCGCTTCTGATTGATAGAATTTAAGCTGTTCAAGCCCGATTTCACCACGTGCAAAGTCTTGCTTAATTGAGAATACTGCATCAAAACCACTACCCCAATATTCAGCACACCATCGCAATACATACTCAGCAGCTTCATTCAGATTCGATACGCAAAGAGACAAAACACTATGTTGTGTCAATGATTCAGCGTCAACCTGGGTGGCTGTCTTGACTGTATTTGTCTTGTCTAGCACCTTCGCACCCAAAGCCTGCATGTATTCAAACTTAGCATCCATTGCCTCTTTAGCAAGCATCTCTATACTTGCTGATATGTATTCAAACTTAGCGCCTTTTGGCAATAACAAAGGATTCATTGATCCAAGTTTAATACCATTTTTAACAAGGAAATCTCGCCAATCCTCGTCCAATTCAGTCATTACTGGCTGAACCTGTCCACAAATAAACACAGCATTTTCATACTCTGCACTATTTCGATAATGAGCTAAGTTAATGTCAGCAAGAGATTCAAGCGGAATATCATCAATTTTGAAGTCATTTGTTTGTGCACCAATTGGAATAAATGGAATTTCTTTCCACTTTTGACCATTCGCATTGGTTGGATAAACTATTTCTCCAGCAATTAATTGACCTGTTTCATCTGAATAAACCTGAACACTGTATTCATTATTTTCATCAAGTCTAAGCACTCGATAGCTTTTTACTTCAATTTCTGCAAATTCATCAACAGGGTCAACCTGTATTGATTTTTCAAGCAATACAATCAATGAAGTCTTAAACACACCACCGACTTTTTTCACGTGCCAGTTGATAATGTCTAGTGCTGAATACAATACTACTGTAGGGCGAATGCTATTATTCTTAACTTCTGCAACAGATGCGCCACCTTCAACTTGCGGATAGTCCACAAAGAATCCACCACGGCCAAATTTAAGCAAATAAGATAATGCGGTCTGATTTAACTGGTAAATCGACTTACCTGATCCGTCTGCATCATCCTTCAGGAAATCCAACCCATCCGGCTCAAATGTCGGATCCTCACTAAATGCCAGACCTACATAATTTTGCAAAGTATCTTTTGTGACTGGATAAAATACAGCTCGACTACGATAAGCCAAGTATCGCGCTCTATCTAATTCAGCATCACCGCACTGGCTCGTCATTGGCAAATAAGCAGCATTTAGCTTTACCGATCTGGCACCATCAGTAATATCTGCAACTATCTTCCAGCGCTCTAAATTGGCGGCATATTCTTTATTAACATCATTAACAGCCATATTCATAACTCATTATGTTTTATTGATTATAGCAAGAAATAGGATTTATCAATAAGCCATTGATAGGCCGACTGACTTAGCCATTTTGCGTTTAGTCTGACTATTAGCGAGATAGCGGAAAGCATCAGCAGCATGTGAGGTATGGTCATGAAGCGGTCTATCTTTCCAACATCCACGTTTATCATCCCACTCCTTGCGATAGTTTTCTAAATGAGAAATTCCTTCCTCGCACTTATCCTCATCAAATACACAACGAGGCAATATTTCACGTGCCTGCTCAATACCGTCATCAATACCACCACGAGGCAATACATCAAACTTTAATCTGTATTTCACGCCATCAATCTCGTAACCTTCACGCGCAATTTCAGCACGACTCTTAGCATCAGATCCAAACTCTTTATTATTCAAATCGTGTGGTCCGTAATGCCTGTCGTATGAATAACCTTTCTTTTTGAGTACAGTCATGTAATGGCGCAATCCCTCACCGCTGTTTTCGTAAAAATCAATAATATGAATTTCATTACCAACTAGTCTAAAAAACCAAATAGCTGTAGAGTCACCAACACCAATATCCCAAGCAGTATTGACTGGTAGATGTGAATTATCAGGTAATTTGCAGATACGCTTATCAGCATACAATTTCTTGAATTGATTGGCATAATAAGCACCTTCTACAGACTGAGCAAAGGCTTCTGACGGAATAGATGGATACTCGCGCTTCATATCCTCACCCAAAGTTTTCTCTTTAGATGCGTACCAAGCTCTTTGTTCTGCGTTTGTTTTAATTCCGTATTTTGCGTCCAGTTCTTCAAAGTAATTAACTAAACGCAATTGCAATGTATCTGTTACTGGAATCTGATAATCCTTATTTTTCCACCACGAGAAGAAGAAAAACTTCCAGTCTAATATGCCCAACTCCTTACCTTTCAAATGATTGTTTTCTGATTCTTGGCAGTAATCAAAGAAGTATCCTGAGCGACCTTCTGCTGTTGATTCAAGCGTAATCTTGCCATTCTTAGGCACAGCTTCAAAAGCACCAGTAACAATCTCTCTAGCCTTGTGAGGATGCTTTGCGCATATCTTACCGAACTCAGATACATGCAGCGAATAAAGTGTTCCGCCACGAAAAGACGTTGAAACAGTAATTGAGCCGCCTTTTTGAAAGACTAATTCAGATGTTGTTTCTTTGGTTATTGGATTCGATGCTTTGATTTGATCGGGCAATCTATCATAAGCATATTTTGTCTTATTCCTGAATAGCCTTTCAGCATCAGGCAATGTATGAGCAATCAATGCACACTGCTTAGAATGAAACAATGCCAAATCAAGCTGAATAATACAAACCTCGGTTGTAAACCCAAGTTGACGAGCTTTTAGAATAATATTCCGCGAGTGCATGCCGTCATAATATTCTAATTGCTCATCGGTCATTTTGAAGCGTACTGATTTATTATCTTTATCGACAATAAAATAGAGATTATTTAACCGAAATAAACGGTCTTTTAGCTTCTCAACGTGCTTTGGCTCAAGGCTCATTATCGCTCAACTCGTCAATCAATGCGCCTAGTGAAGCAACCTCTAATTTCCCTGAGTGCTCTGTTTCCTTCTTATCAGCAAGACCTTCAAGGCGAGTAACAATGGTCGCATTTAGATCGCCACTTGTTGCTCCATCAAGGTTCCAAGATGTCATACATGACTGAAAATACTCAAAGGTAGCCGAAAATTCTTCCTTTTTACTGTAATCTTTTAAGGTTGATAAACCCACGCCTAAAAAAGATGCCCATCCGTATTGTGTCATAGGTCTACAATGCGGAACTTTTAAATAGCTAATCTCACCTTGAAAACTTGCTGTAATTGTTTTTTCAACAGGCGTGTTTTTAACCCAATCAATATATTGTTTAGTTTTATTTTCAAAATCTTCAACACTTTCAAATGCACGTGGTCGCCCTACAACCGCTTCCATTCTTAGCCCCTAGCTAATCAATTTAATTGATTATAACACTTTAAAATAGATAATAAAAAACCCACCGATTAAGGCAGGCTTTTTAAATCTTGACCCAACATCACAACTTAACTACTCCGTGGAGCTAAGCCCTTTACTATGTGTTGGATACTGCAATAAAAAATAGATAGGTTTCGCCTCATCCAATAAAACCAAGTATTGTGAAGCACCGCCACAAGTTACGCTCTTGGAAGCACTTGTTTTGCGCTATCTAATAAACTGGTGGGTCTCGCAGGATTCGAACCTGTCTATCATCCTGTTATGAGCAGGGCGCTTTTACCTATTAAGCTAGAGACCCATTTGAGCGCCATGCCAGATTCGAACTGGCGACCTATTGATTAGAACTCAAATGCTCTATCCAACTGAGCTAATGGCGCTAAAAAAATCCTCACACTTGGGGAAATATGAGGATATAAAACTTTACTTGATCCAATCATTATAGATTAGTTTTTAAGTTAAATCAACCAACTTAATCATCCCATTAAATTTAGGTTTTGATCTTTGCCAAAAACCATTTAAATACAAGTAATAAACACCATCTTCAAGCAACCAGTATTGATCTGTCTTGCTGTTGTAGTGCGTTGCGTCATTTAGGTTTGCTTTCATTATTCACCAACCCGATCTATTACTGTTTTAATAGCTTTCAATGTCATATCTTGATTAGTGGAATCACGCAAAAGATCGGCAATCATTGAAACTTTACGCATGTATTTTTTTGCAGTTTTTTTAGCATCCTTTTGTTTTCGTTCCAACTTGGTATTGAAAGCAATAAGTTCAGCATGTTCTCGCTGCAACTCAGTAAGACTCATTTCTAAGAACGCGCCATTTTTAAGCAGCATTTCAACTTCTTTTGGATCACCCATTTCTATTGCTTTCATGCTCACCTCGCAGGGCTTTTTCTAAATCAGCAATTACGTACTCAACAGCAACTCGATAACCCTTGTCGTATAAATCCATTTCCTTAAAACCATCCATGGACTCTTTAAGCTCACAAAGCACTTGCGAAACAGCTTCAACCTCCTTCTTCTTCCCGATATAGCAAGCCTCCATGTTGTTGAGTTGGGCTTTAAGTTGCTTAATCTCAGCCTGTTGCTCTTTTGCTAAATCAAATAATTCAACAACGGTCCTGTGTGCCACATCCTTAAAATCATCCATTACGTTGCGCCTCCAAAATAGCTTCAGGTGTTCCTTGCTGGTACGTTTCAAAGAAAAACACCACTGGCTTATCAGTGAACTCAACCAAACCAAAACGCAATGAATGACGAAACGTATGTGAATCACGAATCAGAGCTTTTCGATAACCACCCAAAACACCTCGCCAACCCTCAATAGACATTGAAGATTTATTTAGGTTGCATGGCACACATGCTGGGTTCATGTTTTCAATAGTATCTAAATGCGGCTTATGCATCTGATTTGATGTTTTAATTCCGCGCTTTTCACAATCAACCATTACACGGTCAACAGCCTCAATATGATCCGCATGCCATTTATCACCTAGATCACAACCGCAATACGCACAGTGCCCACCAAATTTATTTTTAAGTTGCTCGCGTTGAGCTTTGGTTAATTTCATCGCTCAATCACTCTAGTCAAAGGGCTAATGTGGTTTTTGATGTCGCTGCAATGGTCAAAATGGGAGGGTAGGTGGACAATGAAAGCAAACCTAAGTGACGCGACGCACTACAACAGCAAGACAGATCAATACTGGCTGCTTGAAGATGGCGTTTATTACTTGTATTTAAATGGTTTTTGGCAAGTGGCAAGACCTAAATTTAATGGGATGGTGGAATTATGAATTTGATTGAGCAGTTGGGCGGGTATGAAAGAGCGAAAAGAATTGAAAAAAATATTTACGGAACTGGTGGTAGGCTCATTAGATATCCAAGTAAGGACTTTGATTATAATGATGATAGCGGCAGTGTTTGTGATGTTGAGTTAATTTCATTCAAAGCTAATGATTTAAAAAAATCTCTTTTAGAATACCGCCGTGAGCATAATATTTTTGAGGTTGGGGATAAGGTTGTATATCTTCCAAATATCGCCCTTGATCACAATGATGTTTATGAGGTTTGTTACTCAAAAGAAGGAATGAAATCTTGTTTTATTTCTCACTTAAATTTTGATTGTAAGGCTTTTTATTCAGACATTAGACACGCCACAGATGCAGAAATCCAAGCAGGCCGCAGACTATGACCTACACCCTTCGACCATACCAACAGGAAGCCGTAAACGTGGCTATCAATTGGGTTCGCAAGCATTCTGAGCCAGCAATCATGGCGCTTGCGACAGGTTCAGGCAAGAGCCTGATTTGTGCCGAGCTTGCAAAAATACTCGTCAAGATGAGTAAAAAGAAAATTCTTTGCTTATGTCCGACGTCTGAGCTTGTTCAACAAAATTATGAGAAATACCTTTTAACAGGTAATGAGGCATCCATCTATTCGGCATCAATTGGTAAATCATTGCGACATGATGTCGTATTCGCTACTGAGGGGACGTTTAAAAGTAAAGCCTTAGAACAGGGTGAAAACTTTTCATGTGTCATTCTGGATGAAGCGCATCGTATCACCCCCACGATTAAAAAGATTATTTCTGACATGAAGAAAGGTAAT